TCTATCACTGAGCTAGGGATGCTGTTAATCAGATTAATAGTTGAACTATAGGTTCCGACCGGGTACCTGCTTGCGTGTGAATTAAATCACACCCCTGCTAGGGGTCCGCTGCCAGTTTCGGGCTCTTGTTTCGCTTTTGGCGCCTTAAGGCGACCTAGAGCGGCATTGAGTTTATCCAGAGAAGATAAGCCACGTCCTTTGGACTTGGTACCGTCTGGTGAAACGATGTCAATCTCGGGTTTTAGGAGAACATCCTGTAACTTAGAGAAGCCCATCGAGAGCTTCGCTACAGAAATGACGACTTGAATCGTCTGTTCGTCTAGACCTCCAAGTGAGACCTGGGCAACAGTACGGACGTACACGTTTCCTTTGAGAATTGTTTGTTCGCAAAGGGTGAGTGATTTTTCCTTGGAATCGTAGCGAATCATTGGGATTACTACCTCCTTAGAAACGACCGGTTGTGAAGTCTTTTGCTTAGACTTCTGATTAGGTTTCTTCGACTGGGTTGGGGTTTTACCCTTAGTGCCATTCGCAACAGTTTTACCAGGTGTTTTACCACCCTCATTGGATTCATTTGAACCACTTCGAGGTGCCTGATTTGCTGGTGCGGAAGTACCTTTCTGGCCTTGATTGGCCAAGGATTCTTTGGCTTCCTTTAGCGCTTTCGCTACTTCGGGGGTTACGGAATCCGGGTTTATGTTTTGAGGAGTTGAACTCTTCATAATGTTGACTTTCAAAATGATGTGATTGGGAGAGCATAAATGTCTCTTTCTCACGTTCGTTAGGTAGGCCTGCAACACTGTCTAACAGAGTTTGCATAAGCCATTGCTTCGTCGATTTCACAATCTCCGGTGACGAATCGGAGGTGTCAAGACTGGGGTTCTCGGAAGAGAAAACCCACTTTGCCATCATATCAATGACGTACATGTACGTGTTGAATGACTTGAAGTTAGTCAAGGAGGTACCGCTTTCACGCGGTATCTCGCTTACAGGGAGACCTGATAAATGATTAACTTGCGGAGCAAGAACCACATCAAAAGTCCCTACTTCGTAGGGTTCAGGAACATTCCTTTGGAGTATAATACTCTTCAGGTTATGAAACTGAGTCTCAAGGTCTACATCAAAAGTCTCTAGAGACAGAAACTCTTTTAGTGCCTTTTCCCGTAATTTGAGTGCTATCTGTTCGGTTTTGAGAATATCTCGTACCCATTCAGAATAGCGAATCTCGGATGGCTTCCATCCAAGGCCTCCAAAGTCAGTAGGTAGAAATACCTTTAATGAAGCCCTTCTTTCGTGGGACTTCATGAACTTTAGAGCACGAGGACCGTAGAACAGTAAATTCTGGACTATTTGGTCTTCATGGACTAGAAACTTCACTTTCATAGAAGGGGTTACCTCCTTTGAAGTAATAAGTTTCCCCAAGAATTCAGCGTATTGATTAGAAATCAAGGATTTGGAGAGGTTAATCTCTACCCCAGATTCGCGCATGAACCATTGGTATCTGCTGGCTAAATGTTCGTCAGAAATGACTACATCGTCGCCAACAACACGCCACAACCCAGAACGCGTAGTATCGAGAGTATCGAGAACTACAGCGTGAGTTAATGTGGCAAGGTGGAAACTAGGGTTATACCCTAGAGGTTGACCAACAGCCCAACGTATTTCACGTCCAAGGGCCTTGGAAAACCATGATTTTGACATGATGACATCAAATGCATCAATATCAAAATC